GAACTCGGAGGACTGGACGGCGGCGAAGAACTGCGCGACACTAGCGGGGTCGAAGAATCCATCCTTCTCCCCGAGGTCGATGTCCATATCCTTCGCCAGCGTCCGCATATCGCTCACCGTCAGGCCCATGGAGGCGAGGAACGCGGTGACACCGGACACCTTCAGCTTGCCCATGTTGGCGTCTGGTTTCATGTTCAGCGCGCCAGCGAACATCTGCCCGATCTGATCATCGCTGATCCCGCGGAACTTCGCGATCGTGGCGCCCGGGCTGGTGGCGTCCAACAGGTTGCCGATGGAACCGCGCAATTCCTTGAGGCGGTCGCTGTTCTCCTGCAGGATGCGGCGCCGCGCCATCTCGGCCGGCGAGTTGCCGAACAGCGAGCCCACGATGCCCTGCAGGCCGAGGATGCCGGACGTGATGCCCTGAATCAGGTTGCCCGACGCGATCCCGCCGATGCCCTCGGCCAGCCGCCCGATGCCGCCGACCAGCGCCTCCAGTTGCGGGTTGGTGACCCCGATGTCCCGACCGAAGCGCAGAATCTCCTCGGCACCCTTGCCGATCGCCGTTGAGGTGGCAACGACCTGTTCCTTGAAGCGGCCCCACTTCTCGTGGCCCGCCTGTTCGATCGTCTCACCCGACTGGATGGCCGCGTCCGCCACATCCGAGAAGTCGGTCGCCATGCCCTTGAGGGCGGGCTTGATCGTGCTCGACAGCGTGGGGACCAGGCGGTCGCCGAAGCCAGACCACTCCATCAGCATGTTGACATGCGTGCGCTTGAGCAGCGCCTCGGCTTCGGCGTACTGCTCGGCGTTCAGCCCCTGCATCTTCTCGTGGAAGACGCGCACCATCTCGAGGTATTCGCGCTCCTGCGCCGACAGCAACGCGAGCTCGGCCTTGTAGGCGAGCCCCTGCAGGTCGGCCAGATTCTTGGCCGCATCCTTCTCGGCCTTCGCCCGGTCGGCCGCGCTCTGCGTGGTCGCCGTGACGCGATCCTTGCCGCCCTTCTTGACGCCCGCCGTCAGACTGGCCTCGGCCTCGGTCTGGATGCCCTGAATCTCCAGCATGCGATCGGTCCACACGTCGGACGTTTCCTTGAGCGAGGCGTCAGCGGTTGCGACCGTCTTGGTGCCCCATGCGCCGATGGATTCGGCCATCCGCTCGAACGGCTTCGACAGCGGCCCCGCGAGGTTGGCCGCAACGCCGACGAAATCCGAGATCACGCTGGCCGCGAGGCCGAGCGCCTTCTGGAAGACGGCCGGCAGGTTGATCACGCCCGCCACCAGCGTGGCGCCGAGCATCTCCCAGCCCTTCACCGCCGCAATACCGATGTTGGCGAAGCCCTCCACGATCGTGTAGAAGACCTTGCGCGCCGGGTCCAACAACTCACCCAACGCGGCGTAGAACTCCTGCGTCCGATTCTTGGTGAGCTCGATCTGTCCGGCGGTCGTGTTCAGGAAGTCGCCGTAGGCCCCCACCACCTTGCCGCCGTCCGTCATGGCCGCGGTGAGCAACGCCTGCGCCTTCTGCTGATCGGTCAGCTTGGCGGCGGTCGTGCCGATCGCTTCGGCGAACTTCGCGTACAGGACCGACGGGTTGGCGTTGAAGAGCTTGTCCGTGCCCTCGTCAATTCCGAGGATGGACTGCTGCACCGCCTTGAGCGTCTCGGCGGCCGTCAGGCCGCGCGCCGCGCCGATGTCGAGGAACTTCTGCAGCGCGGGACCGGCGAGCCCCACGTCGCCCGCCTTGGTCGCCAGCTTCGCCATCTCGACCGCGAAGTCCGCCGCCTGCGCCTTGCTCAACCCGAACTGCTGTTGCGCGCCCTGGGCAATCGCGTTCAAGTCGGCCAGCGCCACCCCGGTGATCTTCGCCGTGCCCTCGAGCTTCAGCGTGGCGACCCGGAACTCGTCCAACGCCTCGAAGCCCTTCCGGATACCTACTGCAATGGCGCCGAACGTGACCGCGTTCTTCGCGAGGTCGCCGAGCTTGGACCCGAAGCCCTGCAGCCCCGTCTCCGATTGCCGGAGCGGGGCGCTGAACTGATCCGTGAGCTTGAGGACGACTTCGAGAACCTTGTTCACCCGGGGTATGCCTCCTCTAACGTCCGCTGCGCCATGTCCTGCGCGGCCTCACCTGCCATCGCCAACGCGATCCCCTCTGCCAGCCCCAACCGCTCCCGCGCTCCGATCACTGCCAGCCCCCGCGCGTAGGCCCACAAGAGCCGGTAGGGGATCACACCATCCCGCGTGCGCCATCGCTTCGGCGCGTACACCAGCCCCGGATACGCCGCGGTCAGGTGGAGAAGAGCGACCTCGAAGGCGAGGGGGCGCCCGCCTTGGTCGTACTTGTCGCGGTTCTGCTCTCGGAGCCATTCCCACGTCCCTTCGGCTGGGGGCGGCTTGTCTGCATCGCCCCCAATCGGAGAAAAAGCGACATGAGCGCCGCCTCCTGCGCCGCGGCCGGCAGGGCGAGGAATCGCCCGACCGGATCACCGCGCCACAGGTACCTGATCCGCCACGGGAACCGTGCGCGGATGAACCGCCGCACCACGGCCCGCTGTGCCTGCATGTCATCCCCGGCTGCCACCATCTCGGCCCGGAACCGCACCACCTCGTCGGCGCTGGGGTCCACCGCCGTGAACTCCTCACCCCGCAGGGTAAGAGTCCACGGCCGATGGGCTGCCGCGAACGCATCGGCGTTGAAGCCCATCAGTCGAACACGACCTCAACCGCGTCCTCGGTGCCCAGCGCCGAGTTGACGCAGGCGTATTCGAGGTCGAGCGTCGCCACGCTGCCGCGTGTGGACGGCGTGGCAGAGATCAGGTAGGTGGTGTCGAGGTTCAGCTTCCAGCGGTTGTACTGCGTGGAGCCAAATGTCAGCGCGATGGCTTCGGCGACCGCTGTGTCACGCTTCGTCTCGTAGTTGTAGGCGCTGATGGCCGGCCGCTCGATCGTCAACCGGAGCCGCGGCTGGTGCCCACCGGGCAACACGCCGAGGTGCGTGCCCGTGTTGTTGAGCGGGACGCGCGGGTTGTCGATCTGGCGGCCCATGTCGAATGACCCGCCGTAGATGATCGCGTCACCCCATGCACCGATGGTCGCCGTGATCTGCCCTGCCAACGGCGGCACGATGGACGGGTAGAGGTAGGTCGTGGCCGGCACCGCGGCGTCGGCGAGGTTGCCCTCGAAGATCCCAAGAAAGCGGAACGTGTGGATTGGGGGCGCCTGGTTGTCGAACGCGAACGACCAGTTGGCGACCAGCCCCTTGCCCTTCCGCTCTTCGCCGTGCCCGTAGAAGATCCCCGACCCGCTCGACGGGTTGGCGACATCACCGGTCAGCGCGTAGGTGTACTTCTCCGAAGAGGCCGTGAACGATCCGGTCGGCGTGAAGCCTGACACCTCGAGCGCGGTGTGGACTTCCGGCTTCGTGCCCGCGGCATACGCCACGCCCGCGCCCTTGAAGCGCACCGGAATGTCGGCCGCGATGCTCTTGCCGCTCGGCCGCACGCGGCGGAGCTCGCCGAGATCGGCCGACGATGGGCCGAGGTCGCCGTCGAAGTCGAACGCCTCCACGCCCACCGACGCCTGGTAGCGATCCGAGAACTGCATCAGCAGCGCGTCGGTCGAGGCCGAGGGGGCCGTGTAGGTGCCGTAGGTGGATTCCTTCTTGAGGAGGAATCCGTAGACGAGACTGCGCTTCGCTGGGGCGGCCATCGGTTAGCCCTCCTGCTTGGGGTCGGCGGCCGGCTTCACGGCCTTCTGGGGTGCGGCCGGTGCCGCCACCTGCTTGTCGTACCACGCCTGCATGGCCGCTGGCCCCTCGCTCTCCACATCGGGAGGGCAGGGGACGGCCTGTCCGTTGATCATGAAATGCGTCGCGGCCATCTGGCCCTCCTAAGTGGCGGCCAAGTCACGGACGGCCCACGCCGCCACGACCTGCCCGTAAATGCCTGCGTCCATCAGTTCCGGCGGCCCCGGCTCCACGCGCAACTCTTCGCAGGCGTAGAGCGCCACCTCGTTGCGGGTCCGTGTCGCCGCGTTCGCTTCCAGCGCGAGGTTGCGGAGCGACAACACCACGGCGCGCAGGGTCTGGTAGCAGTCGCGGCGTCCGTCTGACGGGTCCACACCGCGCATCTCGAAGCGCACCAGCACCCGCACCGTCACATCACCGATCGGATCGGCCATCTGGGGGGCCGCATCGTCCAGGGACAGCGCCGCCACCGACAACACCGGACTCGGGTCCGCAGCAATGGGGTCCATCGTGTCCGCAGGGCGACCCATCGCCGCCCGATCGTTCGTCGTCTCTTCGATCACGACCACCGAAGCCGGTACGGGATCGCTCCCGTCGGTCGGTAGCGTGGCGAGCACGGCATTGACGCCATGCGTCGCGTCATCAAGCCAATCCGCCACGATCCGCACCGTCTCAAGCAACACGGCGACGCACCGCGGCCAGCGTCACCAGCGTGATCAGCCCATCCGCCTGCTTGCGGATGTCTCGCACGCTGTAGTCCTCTTCGCCGATCGTGACCGTCTGTTCTACGGCCAGCCCGATCTCGATCGCGTCCTGCGTCGCAAGGGTCAGGGTGCGACGGTTGACCAATCGGGTCTGCCCGTCGTAACCCGTCCCTTCCGGTGCTTCCACGTCATCCAGCAACCCACGGCAGACGCCACCGGCGGCCACGACCTCGAGAGACCCGAAGCCGCTGCACAACCGACGCGCCTGCCGCAGGAGCAGGGTCATCAGTCAACCATCAGGTTGTCGCCACCCGCGAAGGCGACGAACGGCTCGGTGATGACGTAGGCGGCCGTGATGTTGGACGCGCTCGAAGCACCGGTGACCGGTGCCACGAAGTCGTAGGTCGCGCCCAACTCGCCCGGGTTGATCTCGAACACGATCTGCTTGACCGTGGTCGTGGCCGACGTGGTGAACGACGCGGCTGCCGTCTGGGCAGCCAGCACGTTCGTGGTCTCCACGTCCTGCGCGGCCCAGATGCGCAGCGTCTCCGTGACCGCGGTGGCGCCAGACCCGGCCGCGGCGGTGGCCTTGCTCAGGGACACCTGAACGGTGTTGGAGGCCCCCTGGTTGATGATCACGACCAGATAGGCGCGGTGCGCCTCGCTGATCCGCACATAGTCGCCCGTGCGACCCGCCGCGTCAGTGGCGGGCTTGAGGGCCACGGTCATCCCGAAGCGATCCGGGAACGTCATGGTGCTTGCCATTTCAGGTACTCCTTTCCCGTGATCGGGGGTTAGCTACGCGCCGCGAGGGTGATGAACGGCGACTTGCTGTCCGCGCCCTTGTGGGGCGTGACGGCCGAGCGCCACCCGGGCTGCCCGTCGAGGCGGTAGGTGAAGCGGAACGTCATTTCGCCGTAGTCGAAGCGGAGGTGCGCCGAGGTGGCGAACTGCGGGCCGAACGACTTCTCGGCCACGTCGTACTGGTTCAGCGCGGCGAGGATCAGGTCGCCCGCCGCGTTCTTCGCGGCCGGGTACTCCGACCAGATCACCGGCACGCCGAGGATCGTCGGCATCTGCATGCCCGCGGTGCCCGCCGGGATGTAGATCCGCTGATCA